AAAGTCGTCATATATTTGATACGGCGTATTGTTACCAGAAAAAACACCCCCGTCAATATCTAAAGCGTTTACGTTTCCTCTTGGAGCTATTACCGTTATCCTACCCTGTACATTGTTTGAAAGGTTTTTTATTATTTGACCAACCTTAAATTCTCCACTCGTAAAATCAGTAGAAGTATCTACGAGCCTTGTTTGAGTTGGAAACCACCCAAAGCTATTAAATTTATTCCCACCCCTAATATATAAGTCTATTATCTGCATTTATCTTATGTTATTTATAGTGTCAAAAGCAAAATCAATTTTTACAGTGTAGTTAATTAGTTTATCGTTTAGGCTAGTCTTGTAGCTAAAACTTGAATCGCTTATGTTAATAGGTAGCACCTCGTTATTTATTTCTATCCACGCATCTTCACTTAGTTGCATTTGCCTAAAAACTTCATTGTAATCTTCTGGATAATATCCAGTATTTAAAGTCATTTTTTCGTTACCTTTTTTAAATAAGTTTTTTTGTTGGTGCTTATCTAGTTGGTAATTATTAGCTACTAAGGTATTCCTTTTAAATGATTCTTTTGAAGTACTTAAATCTTTATTGCTACGTTTAAAAAACCAAACATCTTGTAAAGCTCCGAATTTATTTATAAAGCTAATTTTTAAAGGTTCGTATTTACATTCTTCAATACTTTTAACCTTAATTAAATCAACCCCATCAGTGCCATTTATATAAATAGCATCAACAGGAAACAAAGTTACATCGCTTAAAAATTCATTCAAACATAAGTTACCTTCAAAAACCCCACCGTCATCTAAAACCCTATCTTCAAACTCGTCAGAAGGACTCACTGTATTTGTAACGTATTCTATCTGCAAACCTGAGTTGTTTGAGCTTGATATATTACGCCTGTAAACTTCCTGACCGTTTGAATAAAATAAAACTTCTTGAACTTTGTTAGCGTCAACAGGTAAGTAAACAGGTGCGTCATCTAGCTTTAAAATTGTATTGTTTGATTGTAACAGCCCTAAATCGTTTTGAGGATTAACACCGTCTTCAAAATAACCAAACCCGTAAAAGCCTTTATTTTGACTTAAAGGTTCGAAGCCACTAACACCACTCACAACCTTTCTTATTTGGTAATCAACCCAGACTATTGGTGTTTCATACTCATTAGCTTCGTAAGTCATATAATCCTTTACTAATTCCGCTATCTCAAAATTAACCGTACTATTAACCGCCAAAGCATTTAAAACGTATGTAGGTGTGACGGGTCTTGACCCCGTTTGAGTGCCACTATATATCCATATTGATAGTTCAGCAGACTCTAATTTGCTCGCTGTGAAATATACATAGTACGGGCTTCTTACATTAATTTTTGCCATTTTATCGTTCTGTTAATTTTATTAAATCTTTTTCTAATCCTATTGAGTACGCTTCTATTAATTCATCTGGTAACCTTTTAAACGCTGCTACAAATGGCTTGGTAAAAAACAAACTCGGTTTAATTCCTTTCTGGTATATGCTTCGGGATATTAAAAACGCTGTACTCTGGTAACTTAAAAACCTCCCAGACTTCCTGTCCTTAAATTGAATACCTCTACGCCTTACCCATTTATCAATACTATTTGTTAAACCGCCCTTTTTTCCTGTGCCACTCCCAAACCTAAACGGACTATTTGGTGCTTTAGCACTTGAAGATTTACCACGAACCCCTTTATCTTGGAACTCACCGTATTGCTCCATACTAAATCCTAATTCAGCCCCTTTGTCTGTTACCTCTACATTATACCCTAAACTGTTATAAAGTTCCTTAGAAACGTTCTTATCGCTTTTAGATAGATTGCTTCGGGATTGTTGTATAACATACTTAGCGAACTTATTTAGTTCATTTTGTAGGGATTTATCTGCTAACATATTTCAATATCATTTAAAACAAATACGTCAAACGTTGCCGTCCACCCTGCTACCTTGTTTTCAAACCTATCTACAAACGGCTCTAAATTTGCGTCACCATCTAATTGATAAAAAGCGTTGTATAAATCAGCACGTCTTAAACGTTGTACTAATAAATTCAAAACAGCTAATTGAGTATTTAAAACATCTTGCTCATTATTGTTCCCCCTGAATATATCCGTTGTTGGTTCTTTGTTTTCATCTACTATGTCCATTGATAGCACCGAAATATTAAACCTCAATACGCTCTCCTGTGCTGTTGCGCTATTAACTATTAAATGAGATAAAGGAAATATAGTTTGTTTAGCTAAATCAACATCAAATAAATCGCCTTCTGTTACCGTGTTCACGTTTGGGTCTTGTAATAACGCATCTTTGATTGCCTGTGTTAATATATAAAAACCCCTTACTCCTGTTTGTGCCATTGTTAAAATTTATTTTTTATATTGCGTGCTTCAATTTCGTTTTTTTCTTTTGTATATGTTAAGTATGTTAAACACTCGTGAACGTTTAACTTAGTGATATCTTCAAATCTTGTAATATCTCCGTTAGCGATTGCATAGACTGAATTGTACCACCCCCATTTGGAAGTGAAGCCAGATATTGCACTAAATTCTCCTCGTTCTGTTTGCTCGAAGAGTTCAGGATAGCTATTGACAAGTCCTTGCCTAAAGCGTAAAAAAAAACCATTGCACCAAAAACTGCATCTAAAGGGTAATTCTTAGCTTCTACGCTTGTGTCGGGGTCGTAATCTTTAAGGGTATATCGTGAGCCTTTTTTTAAATCAATCTGCCTAAATAAAACATTCATAGCTCTATGCAAGTTGTCAGTATCACCTATAAAGGTATCTAAGTCTATATATTCGCCAAAGCTCATATTCTCTAAGTCTGGTATAAAACCAAAGTATTGACCGCCTAATTGAAACCTGTTTATCAATTGGTGTTCTACGTCAAACATTTTATTGATGACCTCGCAAATATCTTTTATATCGTTTGCTTTCATTGAGCGAACAACCTCAACAGGCACTTTGCAGAATATCTCAACCATCTTTAAAAGTACATCGGATTCCTTTTTAGAATCTAACTTTGAAAATTCTTGGTACTGTCCTAACGTGATTTCGTTTAGGCTTGTAGGTATCTGTATTTTTACTTCCATACTAATATATAAACAAACCGTTAATATTTTATAAAGTATTAAAACAAAAAAAAGCCTATAAAATTAATTACAGGCATTTATTAGTTTGTTCTTAGTTATAACGACTGTAAAAGTCAAATATAATGTTTCTTTTACTGTAAACTAAAGGCTACCCTTCAAATTTCCAATAGTATTCACAAACAGAATCCTTAATTGGTGACTCCATAAAATACGATTGTCTAAAAATATTTGGTTCAGCTTTGTGCCTGTAACAGGTGTTCTTGCTTCCGCACCCCTTACCTTCACACATTGTAATATCTGCCATATCTATTTATTTAAGTGGTTATAAATATCTATTAAATCGTTAAGCCTATCCATCATTTCAGACCCGTGACATTGTTCTGGGTGTGATGCTAAGAAAAGGACTGAGCTATATAATTTTCTTTTTATTTCTTCTGGTTCCATTGTTATTAATTAAGGTTGTGTTATTATTATTAATTAGTGTCGTTTTTGCCCCCTATAAAGATACAACTTTTTTTGAATTAACAAACATTTTAATTAACTTTTTTTTCAATGTCGGATAAATGTCGGTTATATATCGGTCTCATATGTAGTGCAGTTTTGCAGTTGGATTGCATAATTGTACAGTTTTTTTATAGTCGTTTAGCTAGTTCTAACCTTACTTTGATACAAATAAGTTATATATTTGCCTTTACTTTATGACACCGCATATTTGCCGAAGTTTGGTCTGCTCATTATTGAGTAAGTAGCATATCGCACCGCATCAATCAAGTGATTGTTTTTATCAACGGGCGTGTTTGTTAGTTTCCCCGTTTTATCTGTCACCCATTTGTAATTCCTAAACTCCATTATTAAATTATCGTCAGAGCTTACTAAGTGTATTTTAAAACGTTTCAGTAAATCAATCCCTGCATTAACCGAATCCCTCCCCTTTAAACTTGGTTGTATATTGTGACCCATCCTTCTGAGTTCATCTATTAAACGGGGTTCTGCTGCATCAAAATAAATCGGGTTACGCCCAACACCTTCCTGCTTAAAATGTGTACTTAAATCACTTGTGGTCATCATAGTCCTGTACAGGTGTTCTTTGACATATAAGTTGTGGTCTTTTTTATAAACGCTTACCAACGTGCTAGGGTCATTTGTGTATCCTGCATCTGCACCAAACGAAACAAGTTCAGCATCAATTGGAATGTGTGGTACTTCAAAATAATTAAATATCGTTGCCTTACTTATTCCTTTTTCACCTAATCCATATATCTGCCAATACTGTTCGTCTGTTTCTTTTAGCCTTTCAATCTCTTTGATAATGCTAGGGTCAAGGAATTTATTGTCTAGGTATGTGGTTTTGTAAAATTCTACATCGTCCCTGTTTAATACCTTGTCATATATCCAGTGGTATTCATCTGAGGGATTGTAATCAATTACTATCTTCTCGGTGGTTCTGAAGACGAGCTGCTGCCAATCTTCAAAGTCTAGTTCGTTACCTTCATTGATAAAAAGAAAATCCCTTTTACGTCCTCTAATCTTTTGGGGTTGGTCAACACTTATAAACTCAACTATGTTCCCATCTAGTGTATATTCGCTGTTTGACTTATTGTGGTGGGCTTCGTCATATTTGTTATGGGTCTTTAGTATATCAAAGAAATCACGCATTACAGACGACCGCACAGCAGGAAATGTTTTACGACAAATGGTTATCGTTTTACCTTTGTTCTTTTGACAGTAGTGGAATATAATGTACATCAATATATTGAAAGTCTTACCAGACCTCGTACCACCTTGCTCAACAACTATCTTAGTCTTGCTGTCTAGTAGGTGTTCAAATACTACGTTTACATCTATATCCAATTACCTGCGAATGTTTATATTAATCTCCTTATCGACTGTTGTGTCTTTAATCTCACGCTTAGTACCGTTTAGTCTGTGGGCTTCGTCTTCGTCTGCTATCAGTTTCATAAGGCAAACCTGCAATGTTGCGTTCTCACTTTTATACCATTTATCCCTCATTGATATTTTCATATTAATTCGGTTATTTGATAGCTCGTCTTTTATAGTGTTACTTTTGTGTAATTCGTGGTCGTAAAATGTTTTTCTTACAAAAGGGGTATATGCAAATATATCATTTATGAATATAAGGTTGTGCGTTTTTATAGCTGCTA